CAGCGCCGTGAGCAAGGTTACTGATAGTATTAGTATCGCCATCAATTGTCTTATTTGTCAGGGTTTGAGCAGCTGCTAGGACTGCAATCGTGTCGCTAGCATCTGGCGCAGTTAAGGTTCGCGTTGTCGCTGTTGTAATACCACTTAACTGAAGCTGAAGCTTCTTAGTGTTATCACCATCATCTTGAAAGTAAGTTGAAGCATCAGTTAGCGTCTTATTAGTTAGCGTCTGAGTATCACTTGTTCCAACAACCGAGCCGGTAACACCATGCACCCCGCTAGTCGGATTATCGACCTCGGCTCCGTGAGCCAAGCCACTGATGGTATTAGAAGCTGCCGCGATCGTCTTATTTGTTAATACTTGGGCATCACTCGTCCCAACCACCGAGCCAGTAACACCATGCACACCGCTAGATGGACTGTCGACTTCTGTGCCGTGTGCTAAACCGCTTATGGTATTCGAGGCTGCCGCTATCGTCTTATTTGTTAAAGTTTGCGTATCGCTAGTGCCAACGACTGCACCAGTAGGCACCGCTTTGGTGCTAATTACTGCACCAGCGCCATCTCTCGTCAGAAAGGTATTAGCGTCCGCTAAGACCGTTTTAAGTGATGAAATCGCGATATCTAGTAGGGTGTTATCATCCCCATCGATTGTCTTATTCGTCAGTGTATCTATGGAGTCCGCTAGGATTCCGTTACTAGGTTCAAAGTGAATTCTAGCCATCTGATTGGCCTCCTCTAGAGAAGATGAGTGTAGCCACGCAGTTTGTGACTGTATTTACTGTAACTCCATTAGGGAAGTACATCGGAACTGCAGAAACGTCGAAGTATTCAGTTGTATTAGCAGCTGCGATATCATAGCGTGCCTTATTCGTACTACCGTCTCGTAAGATTAGGCTCGCTGTGGCTGCTGTTGACGTCATAAAGATACCAGAAATGCGCACGTTTTTCGTCGGTCCAACAGCTCCGGTTGAGTCGATATAGAGTGTATTCCCATTTGCCGCGTTGGCCATAAAACTCCCTTACGTTAATACCCCTACGCTTGAATTGAGCATCTCAATGGAGTTATTAACTGTAGTCGTAATGCGTACAATGTAGCCCTCATTAGAACTGCCATCAATTAGTGTTGAGAGCCCCGTGCGCTTATATGCAAATGCCTCTCCATTCACTAAAGAACGATCTGTCGAGTAGTCAGTTGCCAGAGCAACAATAGCGCCATCACCGGGTACGAACGCGGCGGCGCTATAAGTCCAACCTGTACTATGATGATGGAGTAATGCGACGTTAAAGCCAGCATCTGTTGCGCCTGCTAGTCCCGTTACTTCAAACTGAGTTATTTTAAAGACCCGATTACCTAAGTCTTCATACTTCGCTAATCCATAATTAAAGTCATAGTTAAATGTCGTGCCGCCTGTAGAGGTTAGCGTATAAGTTACGGGACCAAGCCACTTTTTCGTGGTCTCATAGTATGTATTAAGTGCTGATGAAGTAGCTGTCGCGACAATAACCTCAGAGTCCGACGTAGTGCGAACACCCGCATCTGTAATGGAGGTACCTGAAACTGTTAAGACAAGATCACTCCCGTCTGTCGAGCCGTTTCCTCCAGAGACTGCAAAGGCATGCGCGCCGTAGGCACTGGCGGCTGTTCCGTAAGCTACTGTGGGCGCGGCGTTTGTTAAGTTTGCGTCAGCAGCCGGTGCTCGATAAAAGCCAGCTGTATAGAATGTTCCGTTACCAATACCCTGTGTCGTAAATGCATTATTTTGCAGGACTGGAATCTGAAGTGCTGTACGCGTAATAATCTGCCAGTTGGCATTATCACTAATCAACTGCACCGCGCCATATTGTGAGAAGAGTGCGTACGTTAAAGCGCCATCAATCGTCTGACTACCATTCCCATCTACTGTAATAATATTAACCGTTGCATCAATCTTTTTGATGCGTAGATGAAACCCACCCAGACCGACTGCAGTGGGTAGATTTATCGTAATAGCGCCAGATGAGGCATCAGCTAAAATCGTGTGATCTGTAACGAGTGCCGTATACGGAGAGTCACCGTTCGTGATCGTTTTAAGGTTCGAAGCTTCACCACCATTAACATCTAGAGCGGCAACAGGTGAGGTAGTTCCAAGTCCTAAGCGGTTATTTGTATTATCCCAAAATAAGTTCGCATTATCTTGGGCTAACTGATTGGAAGCATCTGCAAAAAGGATACTGCCGCTTGTTGAGCTAGTAATTGCATCACCAATAGTAAGGACCGTAGTGCCTTTTGTGAAGTCTAATGTATCTGTAGCTGCAGTGCCTGTTATAACCAGTGAACTATCGCTGGATGTGACCGTAAACGTAGTCCCAGATGGATTCGTTCCAGCATCTGGCTGAAACGTCACATTCTGAGGATTCGCAGAGACGTGATTGATTCCCACGATTACCTCCGCTTAGTATACGCAATCTGTACAATATCTCCGGCAGAGCTTGCATCTACGTAAATATCACTTAAGTATATCTCTTTAGGGGCGCCGCTACCTGAATCGCCCCACTCCCATTGCTCCTCAGGATCTAGTGCACTAAAATAGCGCGAGGACGAAACGTTAGAGTCACCCACGTAAATGATGCCACTATTCCCATCCACAGAGTAGACTGAGACGGCCATTACCGGCGTATCATTCTGAGCTGCACGGCCCTGTACAGTAACAGCAACCGTAAAGCCTGTATCACCAGCTGCAATATCTGTTCGCGTACCCACAGCAGCATCCGTAACTGTAATTGTAGACGAAGAAACTGAGGCTGAGAAGGCAGCGTCAGCGTTAATAGTGGTCCTAACTGCTGCTGCGACGTCGTTTGCGGTATCGTTAGCAATAACTCCAGTAACCTCAAGCTGTCTATCGGCAGCCAAAGCGCCCGCTGGCGCGGTCGTACCAGAATCACCTACATCAATCCAAACCCCGACAGACCCGGCTGCGTCGTAGATGATAAAGTACGTACCGTCTAGACTTCCCGCAACATCGGCAACTGTCGTAATTGTGGACTTTTCAGCAACCCCTGCGGTGAGGGCTACTGATGTCCCAACCGCTGATATTGGCAACGGAGGCATCGTATAGTTTTTAAACGACATGTTACCTCTCCTGTGCTACATAAATATAGTCCACTGTCATCGTCTTAGCGGCGGCAGCGCCGTTTACAAGGTGTAACGTGATGCAAAGGTTTTCATCATCAGGATTGTTAGAAGTATGGGTTGCAACAACCGAACGGTTTACTGAAAACTCCATCTTATTAATCCCATCCCAATAGAAGCCGAGGACAACATAGGTATCATCAGCAGCATCCACGCCTGAATCCGTGCTTGTTTCAGTTGAATTCTTTTCAGACTTGCACAGAATGCTCGCATTACCATCATCAATCTGGAAACCGACACGATCACTTGTATCAAGTGGGGTCGTATCTGTAATACCGAGACCAACAAACATGTCTACTGCATCAGCATCTGAAACCTTGAGTCGACTTTCAAACCAGGTTCGCTTACCAGCTGCGCACTTCCAAACTTCCTCAGTATGCTGTAGAGAGTCTGAGTCATCGTCAGCGTTGTCGTTTGTGATAAGAAGCGCCCCACCGAGCTCGTCGGCTGCAAGCGCTTCACTAGCGGAAAAGGCACCTGCTTCGGTTGTGGTGATAACCCAATCAGAGGCAGCATAGTCTTGAGCTACTAAAAAGTCATTGAAGTAAACAATAAAATCTGGATCTTCTCCAACAGGTAACTCCGAAAACCATTGTCGTAGCCCGCTAACACTGCGGCGTTGGCGTAAGGGTCCAGTAAAATGAACAGCCATAAAACTCTCCTAGTCGTGGCAAGTGTCGATCCCACCATTGGAATCGTCTAGTAAGTAATAGGGCGCAAGTAACCCTCACGCCCATAAATCTAAATCAGCCCCCGGAAGTTCCGAAAGCGCCGTAAGCTTCCATAACTCCGACGATCTCACGATAACGACTCTTGTACTTGATAGAATCAGTATCAAAGTCATCGGTGGATTTAGTAACAATCCCCTCGGAAGAGACAACAACAAGTCCAGTTTGCTCAGCAGGTGCAAGCAAGAACCAAGCATCAGTGTCAGTCAAGTGAGGTGAACTGATAACTTTAAGGTTCTCTTCACGAAGCATGTTGATGTTATTGTCTGCAGTATCAGGACGCAACATTGACTTAGTGATCTCGTTTGCGTATGCACTTTGACTTGTGTGAACAAGTAGTACACTTGGCATTACAGAGAAATACTTACCTTGATCTGAGATCTGCTGAGTTTGGAAGTCAGTGATCATAGTGCGTAGTGTCTCGGGTGAAAGGTCGACATCTGTCGATGGCTTGTTTCTCCAGGTAAGACCGCTTGGAAGTGTTCGGCCAGTCGCAAATAGGGCGCTACCGTCAATTGCAGTAACTGAGCTAAAACCATTATTGAAAATGTTAGCTCTGGAAATCTCACGAGATTCCTGGGCACTTCGGGCAAGTTGACGAACCATGTTTCCAACCTCGTCAAACTTACCATCTGCGATGGCTTCTTCTGAGATCGAAACGCCAAGACCATACTTGACAGTTGTCAATGTCTTGTTCGCTCCTCGGTTTGGTGCAACGTAGCTATACTCTGTACCCTCACCCATCTGATTGAAATTCTGCAAGTCTCCAGTTTCGGAAGCTTGATAGATTCCATTCATTGTGCTGCGTTTCTTGAAAAGTTGATCGACCATGGGCGAATAGAGGGCGAGATCGTGACGAAACATCTCCTCCAACGCAGGCAGCATTGTACTACCATAGCGATCACTATAATTTGCCTTTATAAACTTAGGCGCTGACATGTAAACCCCCTATATTAAACACCTACTGCACCAGTTCCAGCAGAAAAGCTATGGTTATTAATCATGACCCGACAATCAACATTGGTCCCAAGCGCATTATCAGGACGAGCTTCAATCCCGAGAAGCTTAAGAGCCAGCGTAGCTGTGATCGCTCCTGTATCAGAATCTAGCTCAGCGCGCGAAATACTGTAAGTCGTATCCGGCGTACCAAGTAGACAGTCATAGTTCAAAAAGATATCTGTTTGTGCGTCAATATCCGTACTGTCTGCCTGAACAATGAACTCCTGTGATGGATCACATGCAACTAATACTGTTCCACCAGCAGCTGCTGAGTTAAGCGCGACACCGATAAGCGGTACAGTTACGGAAGCCGTAATCTGTCCATCGGACCCCTGTTTAACAGGGTCGCCTTTGTAGATAGCGGCGCCAGCTACAAACTCTTGCGCCTTCAAAATACGCCCATGCGGTCGTAATCCACATGGCATATCTTTATTTGCCATAAATCCCCCCTTTATGTCCAGGACACCACCGTCCCAGATTAATTAAGAGTATAACACAGGTTTTAAACAGGCTTATCGTAACCCTCAGTGATCTCACCCTCAATCCCAGAGCGCCTGAGCATCTCACGCATAGTTTCAGCCTGCATCTCGTTCACGTCAGCCTGCATAGCATTCTTAAGCTGTTTTCGCTTCCTCAAAACCGCAAACTTCTCTTTAGGCATTACAGCCAGAACGGAATCCATCCGCCTGACGTAGCCATCAGGATCAGAGCCACCAGAAAAATCAAGCGGGCCCATTTTCTTATTCTTTTCCCGTTTATAAACCTGCCAACCTGACCTGTGTTGTCCGTAATTAGCCTCATATTGTTTCGCATTGATCCACCTCGCAACTAGTCCTTTTTCTTCAAGTTCCTGTTTTAAGTCTCCGGGCAGGTCGAAAACATCTGACGTGCCTCCATCAAGCTTAGCCAACTCCTTAGCCAACTCTTGCCTTAGTTTTGATACTGTTCCTCGTGGATTACTCATACCGCCCCCAATTCCTGTTCATGTGTTTTTTAACGCGCTCTTTACCTTTGTCACTCGTATCTAGTCCAAAAGCTTCCATCCAAAATAGGTGATCTTCTGTCAGCTCGCCCGATTTCGCACCCCGCTTAGATGGCTTACCGCCACCAGTTAGTGTAAAGTTATCCTGATCCTGGGTTCGTGGGCGCTTATGGACAGGTACTAGTCCAAGCTCACTAGCAGCCTTATAAAGGGCGATTTGAGCTCCCTCAGCCGTATCTTTTAAGTGGTTAGGTAAGCTAACATACTTCTTCATGGCTAGGTTATAAGCCTCACTTTGCTGTACAGCAAACTCAGGATAGGTATTAGCCACCTCTTGAAGTGCGGCCTGTAGATCGGTTGCTTTCTGTTGCTGCTTTATGATGGTCTGATTAACCGCCTCATTAATCCGCTGGTTAATCGCGGAATCAAACTTATCTCCCTCATAGACAAGCTCGCTCAGTGGCTGATGCACTGGCTGCTGCTGCTGTGGCGCAGTCCGTTGCGGCTGTAGTTTCGCCAACATCTCAGTCATCTCTTGCCACTGACTGTTTAGCGTCTCCGACAGCCGATCGATCTTACGATTCATTTCCGCCTTCAGATTCTGTACAGGCTCCCCTTCTGTAGACTCAGGTGACGGTACCTGATCCTGGGGAGGTGTATTTTCAACCTCGCTCATATGTCCTCCTTGCGATTACGTCGCAACTCGCTTATTACGCAAGCTTATTTTAAGGCCCTTTAAGTCTGATAGTAGCTTGCGAGCACCATCAAGCTTAGCCTTCATTAAAGCTAACTCAGTAATTGAGCTAGCATCAATACCAAAACTCAACAAACGTTCCTCTTCAAACTTAACCGAAGCTTCAAAAAACCCGAGAACTACTAGATAGGCCTCAGATTCACTGAAGGCTTGTAAAACCTCTTTCTGCTCTTGTGTAAGCTTCATGCTTATCCTTGAAACGGTAGTGGGGCCTGTGTATTAAACTGCCCCGTCGCTTGTAAACTAGAACCGAGCTGCTGATTTTGCTGAATTTGGGCCACGTTGGCTGCTTGCGCCTGCTGCTGTTTGATGGCTGCAAGCATTCGCTGACCTTCCTGAGCCTTCTTAGCAAGCTTGATAGTCTGCGCCTCATTAAACTGACCCAGAAGCTCATCCGTCGAGATGATCTCTTGAAAGTAAGCCAAGAAGCCTGGAATATCCTGCTCTGGCGTAAGCTGTACATCTCCACCAGCCAAGACAATATTGGCAATCTCTTCTGGTGTATATATGCGCATATCGCCTGTAGGTTTGGCCACATAGCGACCAAAATCCTTAACTTTAAGCGCTTTTAATAGATTCTTGACAGCCTCATACCTGTGTATGGGCCTAAGAATCTGGAGCTGATAGTCAAGTGGATTTGAGGTTAACTGGTAAATTTGCTGCGCAGTTTCAAGTTGAATGACCGGGTTAGAGTTAGCTGAGTTAGAGTCTATTTCAAAGTCATAAAGTCCCATCAGCTCTTCCGGGCGCTCAATAGTCGCCCAGTAATTATCGCCATCATCCCCAAGTAACCGAAACTGAAAGCCTGGCGGTATATTCTGCTGTAGCATGTGGAACGTGTACACCAAGAACTGCTTCCAACCCTCCCCAAGACGCCTAACATAGACGTCTAAATTAGAGTTCGCCTCTCCAAGGAGCGCCCTGGCGCCGGTGGCTGTACGAGTTGGCCCCTGCGCACCTGACATGGCTCCCAGCGAAAGTTCACTGACTCCAGTAAGCCGCTCAACAATATTCATCAAGCTGGCTTCTTCATTCTGGGCAAAAAATGAGCGGTTTCCTAGTACAGGGAAGAAAACATCCTTACCTGGATTATCGAGAGGGATCATGGTGCCTGGTTCAACAGGCATCCGCTCCTCTTTCATGCTTGATGTTGGGCGATAGTACCCAAAAGGCATGCTAGATAGCAGTCCAAAGTCAATCTTCATGTTATGCATGGCATCAATTTCGCGAGTTAAGCTAAACAGGAGCTCAATGAGGCCTAC